GCATCTGGATCAGTTAGGTAGTGGTTAGTAACAACATTACTAAAGATACCCATGTCCTTGAGAACGTTAGGATCATTTAGATCAGTACCAACGCGACCATCAGAACCTAGGATACGCTTAACTTCAAATTGGTTTTGATAGTTAATAACTAGCTTGTCTGGACGGGCAGCGATGAGTAGGCCACGATCATCACGGAAACCTGCGATGTCAATGGTGGCTTGCTCAAGAGCAGCTTCAGAAAGGTCAGCAGCAGTAGCGATCTGGTTAGAGAAAGAACCACCAGCAACGTTCGGGTGGTCAGTAGCGATAAGAGTCTTACCGTCACCACCTAGCTTGCCAGAACCAGCGAAAGCGTTGTTGTAAATACCAGCACCAACAATTTCCTTGGTTTGGCGAAGTGAGCGGGCGAGAGCCTTAGCCTTCTGAGCACCAACCTTACCGTACTGGTCATCTTCGTAGATTTCACGAGTGATGATAAAACCAAGCGCATACACGACATGGTTGTAACGTGAGGTGAAGCCCTGACGTTCAGTGTCGTACTGGATTGGAGCGCCCTCGTTCTTGACAGCCGCTAGGCCGAAAGAACTTAGACCGAGATCTTCTTCGTATGCACGATCAGAAGAATTCTTTTCGAATAGCTTGTCCCATTCGACTGGGTAATCAGCATACTCTTTGCCATAAATAGCATTGAGGCCGGGCCAAAGCAGTTTCGCAAATGAACTGGAAGTAATAATACCTGACATAATTTATATACCTTTCGATTAAACGCCGACAGTACCGACAGACTTGTACTGATGGTTGTTGATTTGAACGTTAACCTTGGTATAGTTACCAGTCACTTCATTACCAACCTTCTGAACCACACCAACAATCTTAAATGGTAGAGTAGCAGCAGTACCCTTATCAGACATGTTTAGTGAATGAGCTGAGTTGCCTGTGACAGTTGAACCTGAGCCTGCAAAGATATTGGCATTTTGACCAACATCAGCAACAGCGAAGGCATAAGCAGAACCAGCAGCGGTAGCTTCAACTTCATAGATAAGATCAGGAGAATCTGCAACTAGAACGTATTGTTCAACAGAACCCGGACGATACACAGGAGTGTCAAGTGAGATAGAACCACCAGACATAGCACCAGCAACTGGGTCGAGCTTGGTATTAATAACACCAACAACAACACCAAGAGCAGGTTGACCAGTACCAGCAACACCAGCAGCGTGCGCGGTTACATATTGTACGCCAGCAGCATTACCGTCAGCGGCGAGCTTAACAACGTCACCAACGAAAAGTGCAGTAGAGTCGCCAGAAGCGACAGCATAGATATTGGATTGGCCGTTATACGGTGCACCAGTAACATGCTTAACGGGACGAAAGCCGTTAATTTTGGAAATATTTGCCATTCAGTTTCCTTAGATTAGGAAGAGGCTACTTATGAGATGTTTAGTTTCCCGTACATACCAGAAGAGGCTTCTTGTTTCATTGCAGCTTCTTGTTCAGCAAGTGCCGCAGCTTTAGTTGCCTGATCTTCAGCATACCATTCCTTCTTAATCTTCATTAGATAAGAGGTAGTGCCATCATTACTAACAACACGTTTAGCAGAGCCAAGATCTGAAGCATCAATTACACGATTATCTCCCACAGAGAGATCGTCACCAGTGACTAGTTCATACCCAGCAGCTTGAAAGTTGTGGATACGACTACCAGTGTCATTTACAAAGCGGTACTCGAACTGTGCGTCCTTGTCACCAGCAATTGCTTGTGGTCCCCGTTGTGTTAGGGGCTTACGTGCTACTCGTGCACTTTTAACAGATTCTCTACTCATTACTTAACTCCTCGCATCTTTTTGACTTCTGCAATATATTCATCTTTACTCATAACCCCAGCTCGTACAAATGTATTCATAGTACGTCGCTCGTCGTCTGACAGTTCAAAAGAACTCTTGTTAGCTGCTGGTGCACTAGCACCTTCCACGCTGGAGGGTTTGCTTCGATTAGGATTAACAAAAGAATCCTTAAACCTAGCCTTTACTTCTTTGGTAACATATGCCAAAACATCTTCAGGATCAATTCCCGGATTTCGATTAGCGAAACCCATGCCGACAGTATCAGCAAACTCGCGCATTTCTGGATTACTACCATACCATTTATTCTCCTGTGTCCACGAAATAAATCGTGGATCAGGAGCAGGTGGAGTATTCTGTCCAACAACTTCGCGTGCTTTTTGTTCTGCCTTAAGGTCAGTCAATAGTTCAGTGGTTTCTAGATAACCATCTGAGTTACCTTCCTCAAGATGTTTCTTTTGCAATGTCTTTAGTTCTTGGAGAGCTTTGTTATACTCAGTCTCCCGGACTTTAGAATGATGTTCCTGTAGCATCTTAAGAGCCTTGCGGGTCTCTTTAAGTTCCTTACCCATGTGGTCAATCTTACCAAACAGTTCACCACGTTCAACGAATTCTTTCGCTGGACGCCACTTGGTTTCATCACCTTCATACTCTTCTTTAGGTTTCCAACCCTGTTCACGTGCCTGTGATTCATATGGATCACCAGCTTCTTGGGTGGGTTGAGTAGGGGTTTCATTCTGAGATACTACTGGTTCTACCACTGGGGCAGCTTGTTGAAGCTCTTCGCTCATTCTATTATCCTTATTCGATTACAGCTAAAATATCTGAATCATTAAACAACATATACTCTGTGCCATCAGAGTCTACAACCTTCTTACCAGAATACTTAGTAAGAGAGACACGATCACCTACTTTCAAACAATCAGGATCAGCACCTAGATCTTTGTAAGCTGTGGGACCAATACGAACGACAACGCCATATTCAACAGCATCGTATACCCGCTTGTCAAGTTCTAGATGAATGCCGAGAGCTTTGGCACGACGATATGTTTCGTCCGCCTCGGTAGCATCATCAAGTTTTACTAAGACATGGTGAAGCAAGATACGAATCATGCTACCACCTCTTCTAAATCATCCATACGAAAATCTTGCATTTCACGATAGGCTTGAATCAATCCACGTAGTAGGTTATCCTGATTTGGATTTAAACCTGCTTCAATAGACAGAAGTTCTTTCGCATCTTCTACACGCTCACGTGCTGCTGCGAAAAACGCCCGTGTGACTGGATCACTACGCCAGTTATCAAAATCACTTCGGCTTGGAATTTGCATTCGATTGTTTCCTCTTCTCTAGAGATTGTTGTTTAGCAGCTTCGGCTTGATGCTGCATTTGTTGCTGGTGAGACTGATGTTGTTGCATCAGTTTCATATTACCTTGTGCAGCATTTAGCTGCATTTTCTGACCGGCTTCAGCTTGAGATAGGTGTCCTTTAAGGATAGCTTCCATCTGCTTTGCTTTAAGTTCTTGTTGAACTTGTGCAGCTTTCATCTGAATTTCTTGCTCTTTACTAGACTGCTCAATTTGCAGTTTATGTTCTGCAACCTGCATATCCATCTGAGCTTTTTGTTGATCCAATTGAGCTTTAGCTTTAATAGCTTCCATCTTAGGATCAGGCGGAGGTGGACTAGGTTGTTTCAAATACTTCTGAGATTCTGGGATCTCGTGGGCCTCTAGATAAAGCTGTGTAACAGCCATAGGATCTAGAGTACCCAACTGAAGAATTTGCATTAGTGCTTGTACCTTAGCTTGTTTCTCTTGTGAAGAAACCGCAGTAGGATCAGCGCCGGGGATAATATCATCCTCTGGACCCTGATAGTCTGCTTGTTGAGCAGGAACATCTAACACAGAAACAACTTCATCTGGGTTCATATACTGACGATTCAAGCGATAGATCTTGCGAAACTCAGAAGTGAGTGAACGATAGACACGCTTGTATACAGCAGTGAAAACTTTCATGCCCTGCTCAATGGTAGCCATCGTAGTAGTGGCAGGAGTGTTCTGTCCGGGCATCTTACCAACGAAGATCTCAGCGACAGAGGCAAGTTCTTTACCGGACTTAAGTAATAGGTCAAGTAGATTAAACAGAACTTGAGAAGGTTCACGAACAGGTAATGGGAAGATCTGTTTCTTTAGATCATCACCGACAGCGTTTACTGCTTTCCACTCTCCCGGCTGGAAGCGTGATTCGCCCATTTTGATTCGTAGTCCTTTACCAATAAATCCAGCCTGTAGATTAGAGAGCGAACCCGCATCGACCAACTGATTAATAATAGTATTAGCAGAATTGTTAATAGGACCGAGTAGACGGCCAAAACCAATATCATAAAAGCCTCCATCAGGATTAGGAATGAAACTGTATTTAGTGTAATACTGAATAGCTTCAATACTAACAACCTTGTTATTGGCATTTACAATTACATCATCTTGTGTGAAGCGTGGTACAATACGTAGTACTTTGTGTGTGTTTAAATCAACAGTAACAATATAAGGCTCTGCATAACCATCTTCATCCAGATCCAAATATGTATGTTGTTCTAGAATGGTGTATGGTGTGGTGTCATCATCAATGACATCCAACTGGAAAGCCTTGTTAACAGATGTAGTAGGATCGTCCCCATTACTAGTAGGATCGCCAAGATCCACATCAAGATACACACCCTGATTCTTACGCTCAGTAATGCGACGCTTGGTTAGAAACAGAACTTCTGTTACACGCTCTGCATCATTCATATTACGACAAAAGTAATTAACAACTAATGTCTTTGGAAGGACTAGCTTTGAACAGTTCTTCTGTTTAGCAGCATCCCAATAAGTCTTCTTGAAACATGTGCCAGCAATTGGTAATGTAATAAGAAGCTTGTCCATATCCTCTTCCCAATCATCCATTTGTTCGAGGACTTGGTAAGACATGTGTTTGGAGATGCGATCAGCCCTCATGGACTTAGAACCGTCTTGATCGTAACCAACAACCTTACACTTTACAACCTGACCATTACTGGGGACCAGTGTTGGGTAGGCACGTGCAGCGAACTGCATAGCAGCAGTGGCAAGAAGAGGGAACTTGATGTTGGCCGCATTGGGCCAAGGGAATGTTTTAGCAGCAGCAATTTGCAGTGCTAGATCTGTCCAGTTCTTTAGATCTTCTTCCCAAGGTTTACGTGAGAGGAGATCAGACTCATAACCAGAAACGGCATCATCGCCAATCTTCTGTAGCTTGTCTTCCTTCAAACTCTCTGCAACATTGGTTGAATCAATGATTTTTTCTAGTTTCATATTTAGTAACCTGTGGTTGGATCGCGTCCGAGATTAGACCAATCAGAATCTTCGCGCTCTTCGTTGTACTCTTCTTCTTTGATTTCGTCTTGGGTTAAACCCTCAGTCATCCGCTCAATTAGAATACCCTGATAAGACAGAGCATCAACCACGTCATCATGTTTAGCCCGTGGAAAGGACATACACTCATCTTCGAACGTGAGCCACCAATCAGCCTGTTTGTCGAACTTAACCATACCTGCCCGCATACGAGCTTGAATGGATCTTGCTCGTTGGATCTTATCCTGACGATGTGGTTTAAGCATTGTGATGTTCATGTATACACCCGTCTCTGCCATTTCCCTATTTAGATAAGGACCAATAGCTTTCGAGATTTGCGTATCTTCAATACCAACAGCAATGGGGTTATATACCTTTTGCAATGAGAGAAGTGTTGCAACAATCTCATCACCAGACAAACGCTCTCGAATACAATTAACGATATGCAGTTGACCATTATGGTCCATACCACCAACCAAAATGGCTGTGTAGTCTGCACGATCTTTCTCGGAAATCGCTAAGTCTGCTGTGATGTAGAATGTTTTATTCTTCTTCTTATCCTCTTCTGTCATCACTAAGAAATCCCCCTTACGAAAATATCGTATGGAGTCATCTACTGGATTACATAAGATTTCACAAGCATATACTTCAGGGATACCCTGTTCAGCGAAATCCTCTTTTAATTCTTTGAAGAACTGTTTAGTCTTCCGTTCCGGCCAGAGAAGTTTGGTGAAATCTGCGTTATGTGCACGATACTTAACAGCACGCCACATACCCTTCTTTCTTGGGGACCAAACTTTTAAATCCTCAACA